CACCGGCAAAGTCAGTCACACGATCACGAGTATACTCCCCAAGGAATCCACGGGTATAGTTACCGATGAAGTTACCCAAGTAATCGCCTGTGAATGTTCTTGAGTAGTTTCCAGCAAAGTCTCGTGAATAGTTACCCAAGAAATTGCCAGTAAATGTATTAAGACTGTTTCTTGTGTAGTTACCCAAGAACCCACGAGTGTATTCACCAAGGAAGTCGCTCGTACTTGTACGGGTAGATGTCCTTGCGTAAGCAGATGTTCTGCTTCTGGTGTATGCTGAAGTTCTTGTTCGGTTGTAGGAAGAAGTACGAGTTCTTAGGGATGTTCTTGTGTATTCACCCACAAAGTTACCTGCGAAGTTGCCAAGGAAACTTCTAGAATAGTTACCCACATAATCGCCTGCGAAGTTTCTCGCATAGTTACCTACGAAGTTACCCACATAATCACCAAGGAATCCACGAGAGTAATTGCCTGTGTAATCACCAGCAAAGTTTCTTGCGTAGTTACCCGCAAAGTTACCGGCAAAGTCAGTTACTCTGTCACGGGTATATGCAGAACCACGAGTACGAGTTGATGTGCGAGTATAAGCTGAACTTCTGTTTCTCGTATAATCAGTTGCACGAGTACGTGTGTAATCTAATGTTGGTGTAGATGTTCGTGTAGACGTTCTTGCGTAATCACCAACGTAGTACAGGGTTCTCGTATAGTTACCTGTAAAGTCACCAGCGTAGTATAGAGTACGGGTATAATCACCAACGTAGTACAGAGTTCTCGTGTAGTTACCCACGAAGTCACCAGCGTAGTATAGAGTTCTCGTGTAGTTTCCAGCGTAGTACAGGGTTCTTTGATAGTTACCCGTAAAGTCACCAGCGTAGTATAGAGTTCTCGTGTAGTTACCTGTGTAGTACAGGGTTCTCGTGTAGTTTCCAGTGTAGTACACAGTTCTCGCATAGTTACCCGCATACGTTACGTTACGAGAGTAGTTACCCGTATATGATGCCGATCTGTTGTAACTAGTTGTCCGTGCATAATATCCAATACTAGTATAAGTTAAAACGTCTGGTTCATAAGGGTTATTATTAAACCGAACATAATACAGTGTTCGGGCGTAGTTCTGAGTTCTTGTGTAACTAGTCGTAGCAACTCTGGTTCTGGTATAAGCCACCGCACCAACACGGTTGCGAGTATACGCAACCCCTGCAGCACGGGCCCGAGTATACGTACCCGTTGCCGCTCTAACACGAGTATAATCACCCGTTGCAGTTCTTGTACGTGTCGATACACGAGTATACGTACCCGTTGCAGTTCTTGTACGAGTGTATGTGCCAGTCGGAGTACTTGTTCTGGTAGAGGTACGAGTATACGTACCTGTTGCAGTTCTGGTTCTTTGATAGTTTCCGGTTGGTGTACTTGTACGTGTACTGTTACGAGTATAATCACCCGTAGCAGTTCTTGTACGAGAATATTCTCCAACAAAGTCACCGGCATAATAACCCGTGCGAGTGTAGTTACCCACAAAGTTACCAACATAGTTACCCAAGAATCCACGGGCGTAGTTACCCACAAAGTCGCCTGCAAAGTTTCTCGCATAGTTGCCTACGAAGTTACCAGCAAAGTTAGTTACTCTGTCACGGGTATAAGTCGAAGTTCTGGTACGAGTCGAATTTCTTGTGTAAGCTGAATTACGTGTGCGTTGATAGTTGGTTGCACGTGTTCTTGTGTAAGTTGAAACTCTTGTACGAGTTGACGTTCTTGAATAAGTAGAATCTCTACCTAGAGTAGAATCCCTAGTAGAAGTTCTTGCATAGTTACCAAGATAGTCGCCTGCAAAATCTCTTGCGTAGTTACCTGCGAAATCTCTAGAGTAATTCCCAAGGAATGCACGACTATAATTACCTACATAATCACCCGCATAAGATGATACACGAGTTCTTGAGTAGGTAGAAATTCTGTCTCTGGTGTAGTTACCAATGAAGTCGCCAACATAATCGGTGATGCGAGTTCTTGAATACGTAGAGGTTCTTGTTCTATTATAGGTAGAAACACGATCACGAGTGAAGTTGGTAACACGATCTCTAGTATAAGATGAAACACGTGTGCGAGTATAGTCGCCAATAAAGTTACCGGCAAAGTTGGTTACTCTATTTCTGGTGTATGTTGATGTGCGAGTTCTGGCATAGTTACCAACATAGTCCCCGACATAATCCCCCGCAAAGTCTCGGCTGTAGTTTCCGATAAACCCACGAGTGTAATCCCCGATATAATCCCCAAGATAACTTGACGTGCGAGTACGTGTCGAGTTTCTTGTGTAGGTAGAAACACGATCCCTTGTGTATGTCGATGCACGGTTTCTAGTATAAGCTGAGGTACGTGTTCTAGTGTATGATGTCTCAGCTGTGTCTTTCTTAGTGTCTGTGGCAGTACCTACCGCAGTCCACGTACCAGCATCTGTAGGTGCACCCTGCGAAGCAGAACGCAACTGATAAGAACCAATCTCACCAGCCGTTGCACGAATATTTCTTACGAACGCACCAATACTATCAGAGATGTCTGAATCCGCCATCTCTTGAGTATCACCATCACTACGAAGACCAATAGGTCTGACCGTAGTTGGTGCAGTCATTGCATTTCTCTGATAAATGTTGTATGTTACACTTGTACCATCGGTCTGTGTATCAGTAAAGACACCGGCAATGTGTGCTGCATAATCTCCGCCAGGCGAAGACGATCCGAGTTTGAATACGCCAGGATAGTCGGAAGTTGCGATACGAGAGTTAAGTCTTCTTGCAAGGACATTCATGTCCGAGTCATTCATTTCGTATAAACTTGGTGTTGAACTAACAGTCGTATAACCAACAGGACGCAAAGAACCAGATGAGGGTGTCTTCGTTCCCGCAGTCTGGTAAACAGTCGTTGTGGTTGATCCGCCAGTAATCGAAGAGGCAGGGTGTGTCCCAACCGCTTGATTGTAAAACGTATCTACATATGAACCAATGGTTGTGTTGCCAGCAGATGTCAGTGTGATGTCACTCACATCATTGGATGTTCCTACTAGGTTATCCTTACCAACCACATAGGCCAAATAGTTCTCTTCAGTAGAGGTCATCTCCTGAAGATCGCCATTCGTTCCTTCTAGTTTTAGTGGTATGTTCGAAGACATTAAAATTTCTCATCCATATCGTTAGTTCTTCCTCTATTTATGCATATCGAACATACAAGGTGTACGTTTCAATGACTGAAGTGGAAGAACCAATCGTGGTTCCAACGTAGTTTCCTAAGAAACTTCTGGAATAATTTCCGACAAAGGTTCTAGCATAATCACCAGTAAAGTCTCCTGCATAACTGGAAACCCTTGTTCGTGTGCTCGTTCTGGCATATGTGGAGTCTCTATTTCTGGAGTATGCAGATACACGATCTCGACTAAAGGTATTTAGTGAGTTTCTTGTGTAGTTCCCCAAGAAACCTCTAGAGTAATCCCCGATAAAATCACGTGAGTAGTCAGTAATTCTGGTTCTTGAGTATGCGGATGCCCGTCCACGAGTATAGGCAGAGACTCTTGTTCTTGAATATGTAGAGGGACGTGTCCGAGTAGAGTTTCTGGTGTAGGCCGAGACTCTTGTTCTGGTATATGATCGTGAATAGTTACCAACAAAGTCCCTAGCATAATCACCAACAAAGTTACCCGCAAAGTCTCCAACAAAATCTGTAGAACTTGTTCGGGTTGAGGTACGTGTGTACGTTGAGTTTCTGGTGCGTGAGTATGCTGAATTTCTGGTTCTACTATAATTACCTACGAAGTTTCTACTATAACCGGACGTTCTTGTACGTGTTGATGTACGAGTGTAATCACCTAAAAAGTTACCAGCATAGTCTCCTAAGTAGTTACCCGTAAAAGAAGTAATGCTGGTTCTTGTATAGTTACCAGTGTAGAATGCTGTTCTGGCATAGTACAAAAAACGACTGTACATATTGCCGATAGGAAATCCTTCGGCATCTACGTTATCTGGGCCTTGTATATAAAATATAAGTCTACCATACTGTACAGCAGAAGACCTAACTGTAGTATAATTACCTATAAAGCTAGGAGATAATGTATAGTTACCCGTATAATAAGCAGGGCCGATAAAGGTCTGAACTTCAGACCAAGTATCGGGGTTTCCAAATCTAAAGTAGTACCCATCACGGACACTTGTGCGAGTATAGTCAGGGTAAATCGCATCTCTGGTGAAATCTCTTGTCGATGTACGTGTTGATGTACGTGTATATTCGCCTAAAAAGTTTCCTGCAAAGTTTCGGGAATAAGAGGATACTCTGGTTCTACCATAGTTTCCTACAAAACCACGACTGTAATTCCCTGTGAAAGAACGACCATAGTTACCAACAAAATCACCAGCATATGCAGAAGTTCTTGTGCGGGTTGACGTTCTGGTTGACGTTCTGGTATAATTAGAAGCTCTAGTCCGAGTAAAAGCACGAGAATAATTACCTTCGAAGTTTCTAGAGTAATTGCCTGTGTAGTCACCCGCAAAGTTTCTGGCATATTCTCCAAGGAAGCCTCTGGTATAGTTACCACCAAAGAGTCTAGTGTAGTTACCAACATAGTCACCAGTGTATGCAGAAGTTCTGGTTCTGTTATAAATGGAGAGTCTGGTTCGGGTGTAGTTACCAATGAAGTCGCCTACATAATTACCCACGAAGGTTCTGTTATAATTACCTTCAAACGTTCTTGAGTAGTTACCTACATAATCTCCAGCAAAGTCTCTAGTACTGGTGCGTGTCGATACACGAGTATAGGTTGAAGCTCGGTCTCTATTGTAAGTCGAAACTCTTGTACGAGTATATGCAGTCTCTTCCAAGATTTGTTTAGTGTCAGTCGCAGTACCAACGGCTCTCCAAGAACCCGTCAGAGGTGCGCCCTGAGAACTTGACCTTAATTGATAAGACCCAATACTATCTGCAATTGCACGTCTAGTCTTCGCACGTTGACCCAACGAGATTTTCATCTGTCGGTTCGTCATCCGTTCAACACCCTGATATGTTCCTGTGCGGCCGCTACTTCTCTTAATAGACATGAGTGCGGTTACAGTACCATCACTGTCTAAAATACTGGTAGGTTGTGCTTGCGTTGTTCTACGATATATGTTATAATTAGCAACAAGTCCACTATTGAGAGTATCAGAGAACACGTTAGATATGTGTGTGGTGTAGTCTCCGCCAGGCGAAGAAGAACCAAGTTTATATTGACCAATATAATCAGATAGTGCGATACGGCCGTTGAGACGGTCAACCAAACGGTTCATGTCTGAATCTGCCATCTCATGCACACCCTCCAATAGACTGGTAGGCCCGTCTGTCGGAGGATTATAGTATGAGACTGGTTTACGGAAGTCCGAATCGGTTTCGGATGCAGTTCCCGCAACCTGATAGAGGGTGGTCTCCGTTGTTCCTGAAGTGATCGAAGAGCCTGGGTGTGTACCTATCGCCTGATTAAAGAAAGTATCTAAATGAGAGCCAATAGAAGTATTGCCTGTCGAAGTAAGCGTAATATCACCGATATCGCTACTTGTTTCGACAAGATGAGTTCCTACCAGATATGACAGATAGTTTTCTTCGGTACTACTTAATCTCTTTAAATCGCCTTGATCCGGACTTTGGAGTTTAAGCGGTTTACTTTTCGCAATTGGCATTCCACCGTCCTTTTATTAAGTATTTAAGAGAGTGCCATTCTCATCATAGATATCCACTACTCTACTTGCCATATGGTTCAGGGCGTTTACAATACTTGCAGTCGCTCCCGCACTATCAAAGAATGCAGCAAGGTTTGCAAGTGATCCGATTCTAGCGTCCAGTGTTCCAGCGCTGTCTTGAAGTTGTTGTACGTCACCCGCAAGCACGTTGAGTGCAGCCACAACATTTGCCTTGTCTGAGGCAGATACGAATGTGGTTCCATCCAGATCAGATAACGTACCAACTGCACTATCTAGATCATTGATTGCAGTCTTAACCGGAGTAGACTTAACCCAACTATAAGGATTATCTACATTGTAAAGTAGAGTAGCACCAAGAAGGGTCTCGTTGGAATCCATCTCAGATTCTAGGGTATTTAGTCTTCCTGCATGAAGTGCAATCTCTCCGGCTGCAGAATCTAATTGATCATGGACTTCGTTGATCGCACCACCCAAGTGACCGGATTCGGTGTTGAGCGAAGTACCTTGATAAACATCACCAGCGAATGTTGCACGTTCACCTGAGTCAAATGTTACCGCAGTGACATTCTTAGACTGAATGATAAGGTTGTCTCCAACCCCCCACTTTAGGTTACCGTACTGAGTACCATCATCTTTGAGGTAGATGTTACCGCCGCCAGCGTCAAGGTTAATGTTAGACGAAACGTCAAGGGTCAACACACCAGTTCTTGAAATGGTTGTGCCACCCATCGTGACATTACCACCTGTGGTTACTGTACCACCAGTCGTTACGTTCGCACCAGAGAATGTCAGTGCAGTAGTCGTACCAGACTTGACGATCAGGTTAGAACCTGTCGCAGTCAAAGAACCGTAGGTTGTACCACCGTCTTTAAGGAATACGTCTCCACCATTTGCATCAAGGACAATATCCAATTCTGCGTCTACGGTGAAATCACCTGTAGTGTTGTGAGTGGCTGTATTCGATGTGTGAGTATAATCACTGTCAGTAATCGTCTGATTGCCTACAGTTCGAATGTAGTCACCAGAGATACTGTCTGTCAGATTACCTGTTACTGTGGTAGTGTTTGTCGCACCCAATTCGTGTGAGATTCTGGTTGTACCGTTACCTTTCAGGTTAACCGTATTACCACCAGCGTCTAGGTTGATGTCACCAGCCACGTCATAGGTGAGGTTACCTACAACGTCGATTTCTTGGTTCGTACCAAGAGTATAAGTAAATCTCTTAGAACCACCATCCGCAAAGTAGATGTTGTCTCCACCCGCATCAAGGATGATGTCTTGAGATGCGTCGAGAGTATAGTGTCCAGTTACCGCAACGGTATTACTGTCACCCATAGTATGCTTGATTCTGGATGTACCAGAAACTTGCATATCTATATCCGCTCCGGCAGCATCTAGGATTATATCACGAGAAGCGTCAATTGTCAAGTCATTTGTTACTGCCATCGTTTGATTCGATGGAGTCAATGTGTAGACAATTCTGTTCGCACTGTCAGTCGTAAACGAAATAGTCGCAACACCCGCACTGTCTGTGTTCAGGGTGAAGTCAGATGCATTGACGAATAGAGCATTCGCAGAGGTTACGATACCGTTGGACTGGAAGTTATAAGCCTCAGTCCCGCCGTCTTTGATACGTACTCTGCCTGTGTCTGCGTCAAGGATAATGTCCCCAACTGCGTCCACTGTGTAAGTAGAAGGTGCGTCAATCTCGTAGGTTGCATCGTCTGCAAGAGTGTGAGTTACTTCGTCTCCACCCGCACCGTTCTTGAATCTGATTTGGTTACCGTCTGCGTCAAGGGTGATGTCACCCCCTGCATCGATCTCAAATGTACCACCAGTCGAATCTGCTGTTACGATCTTACCCGCAACAGTAATGTCGAGTGTGGTTGTTGTTCCTAAAGTAAGTTGTGCGTACTGTTCAGAGTCCTTGAGGAAGGTAACATCACCCCCATCCAAGTTGACTTCTAGGTCACCCGCACCATCAAACCGGAAGTTACCTCCCGCATTGATCTTGAGTGTACTTGCATCAAAGACAGCTTCGATCTCGTTGATCGCATCCCTGATTGTATTCGCTTCAACATTAAGAGTATCGGAGTCACCACCGATATATGCGTCGATGGCATTGATCGCACCCGTCATACCACTGTCACGTACACGATTAATCGCATACGAGAGGTAGTTCAGATCGTTCTTGACATCACCACCGCCAAGCCCGTGAAGGTCAGAATCTAGTTCGTTTAAGGCACTTACAACATCGGAAGAGTCTGATCTCTGTGCAACATCGGTATTACCCTCAGTGAAGGCTCTAGACGTAGTAGTCAGAAGATCAGGGTCGCCGACATTGTTAGAGATGGTGTTAAGATTGTCTCTAAGAATCTTAAACGAATCTGTTAAAGCTGTAATTGGACGTGCCATCTATAATTTCTCTACTATTTGCGAAAGTAAACTCTTGATATCAGACATCTCATCTTTTAGAGATTGTACGTCTTCCTCAAGTTGTTTCTCTTTGAGGTGTTGTTCTTTTAACAACTTTTTTCTTTCACGTGCTGCCTGTATCTCTTGTTTATTTATATTTAAAATTGCCCCCGTATTCGTATCACGGACGAAATCGTTTTGTCCTTCAATATCCTGATATCTTGACATTTTACACCGCCAAAGCAATTGCCCTCAAGTCACGAATGACTGGAACCTTTGCACTATTGGTCGAATTCATAACAATTTTCAATTGGAACTGTCGGAAGTCTGACATATCCCCACCATTCAAGTTATTCACGTCACCAAATCCACCGATGGTATATCGATATTCACGGAAAATGGTTTTGTTAGTGTCTGAAGGCAGAACGTTATCCGCAGAAGCCAAGACCCAATTCTTTCTAGATAGTTCGTCTTCAGCCTCACCAGTTCTATACCACAACTGGAAACTTGCCTCGGGTGGTTTGTTCGCAGCAAGAATCACTTTCAGACCTGTCGCAACTTCTTCTAGAGTTACAGGTTTGGTTAAGTGTTTGGACAAAGAACTACCCAAGAACGGATGAGATTCCGGCACATAACTCAGAGGCACATTGAATCCGTCTGTTGATGCAGAATCTTGTTTGTCGATCATGTTACCGATCATGGTCAGACCCGCACGTTGCATATCAATGACAGGTGAAACTTTACTATCGGTTGTTGTCAAGTTCAACTGAACAATTGCAGACTTAGGATAACTGTATGTGCTGAGTTCTGTTGCCTCTTCGTTCGGATTGATAATACATCTAGGTGCATTAAAGTAATTGTTAGACTTGTTCTTAATCAAAGTGAACTGAGAGTCTTGTACAAATCTACCCGAAGACGAATCTACTAGAGAAGAGTTACTAGTAAACTTAGCAGAGAATGTGATGTCTGTAGTCGGAACCTTCATGGTTTGAATAGAAGGCCATACCAAGTCGAATGTCGGTTGGAAACTACCACTACACTTACCGTTACCAAACCTTGCTGCGATAGTGAAATCACTGTCCGCAAGGAATTCATAACCAGTACCGTCTACAGAAGTTACTTGTCTCTGACCAATAATACTTGATCCAAGTACACCATTGTATCTGGTATCGGAATCAAGACCTGTGATAGTTGTGAGGTCTCCCTGACGTAAACCGTGTCCTCTATGAATCACAGTAATTGTGGCTGGATCACCAGAATCAATATTCTCCTGACGTACAACAAAGGGGCTCTTCGCAAGTACTACGGGGTCTTGGTTTACGTTCTCAAGGAACACATTACCCGAAGTCTGGAAGTCTGCACGGAACAACTTGTACGCCAAGTCTTCTGTCTGAGAAGGTTCCCAAAGGAAAGAGTTCTGAGACTTGAAGAGAGAGGCCAATGAAGGTTGTTCAGAGATACGTCTTTCTGTCGAACCAAGTACAAAGTCCTCAACACGAGAGATGTAGGTTCTGTACTTCATAGAAGGTGTCATCAGAACGATTGCATACTCTGTAAGAGGTTTCAGATAGATGGGTTCGTCGAACTCAAAGTCCGTACCGTTTGCCAACATCTCATCGATAGTCGGGTCTGTGTAGGTGTCAGTGATCGCAGTTACCTCAGAAGCCTGCAGGAACTTACGACTTCCAGGCACAATCTCAGAAGAAGCTGGAACACCGTTGATTACAGGACGGATTTGCATTTCTACGGGTAGACCTTCATCATCCTTCGTTGCAAAGTATACCCGTACTTTAGTGAGGAATGCACCATTAGGCGCATCCACATCCACAAAGAAAGTCTGAGCCAGAGGGTCACGTGGTAGGAAGATTGTGACGTTGATCGCCTGACTATCAATAACTTCTGAGTTAGTTTCTTGGCCGAGTACAACCTCAGTCTGTGTAGAACTCGTCTGAACATCCTGTGCAGTAGACTCCACGATAGCCACATCTGTACTTGTCGAGAAAACACTCTCGGTGTTATTGGACACAGAAGTAGAAGTACTTCCTGTTACTTCAAGAACACGAGTACTGTGGATAATATCTTGTACGGGTTCGATGTCACCTGTAGATGTGAAGTTAGTCTTAGCGAAAGACAAGGCTGCATCCGTATCAGGAACACTTACGTCATAGAGAGCAAACTCTCTCGTACCCGTTGCAAAACGCATAGCGGAGTTGTTGGGAATTTCAAACTCACCATTGACCGTACCCGAAGCGTCACTAATAAGCAATTCATTACCCGCATTCTGTTCACTGTGCGTTACAGAAGGAGTGAGGTTTGCGGTTCTTGTCTCGGGGTTTCTGTCGGAGTGACGTACAAAGTTCGAAGTCGCAATACAGAAAGTTCCCACGTCCGTATCATCAAAGAACGGGAAGTATCTTGTGTTGGGACGAAGACCATCACCACGGAAAGAGACTTTGCGTGAACGCATCCAAGGAATAGAGATCAAGTCAAATACACGTTGACCAACAACCTCACGAACAGTATGTTCACCTGAAATACGGTTTACTGTTGTGGTTGTTGACACATTTGTTGTGATCTGAGTTTCTGTAGTAAACTCGGTTTCCGTTGTAGTCGTAGTCGTCTGTTCTAGGGTAGTTGTATCAACAGTTTCAAGGGCTTCACGAGTTTCTGAAGTGGTGGTCTGAATAGTATCAACTTGACCAGTTTGAATTGTAATCCCCCCGGCCTGACCAGCGAAAGCCCTTCCATCATTGTTAGCAACCCACAAGTCTTGACCCACACCCACAATGGCCGCTGTTCCAGTTTCGCCCCCTAAACCCCAGTCTGTCGAAACCTCTTCGGTTGACTGAGAAACAACGTTGGTCTGAGTACCCAAAGATGTGGTGTTACTGGTTGATCCAGTTACAACCCAATCGCCTTGTTGTTGGGACGTTGAAGTACCACTGACAAAAGGTTCTAGGGTATTACTTGTGCGACTTGTAGATGTACCAGTCACCTGTCCCTGTGAAGCACCAACTTGAAGGTCATCAAGAGGTACACCACCCCAATCCCATTCATGGTTGTTCCAGTTTACCGCATTGGACGTATCCAGTACTGAGGGTTGATCGATGATCTGAGGAGGTTGAATATCAATCTCTTTCCAGTAATCGGAAGCAGGAGACATGGTAATAGAACCAACCAACTTCTCAACGAAGAAGGGGTTCAGGTTTTCTACTCTAGATGCAACACCCTGTTCGTAGAAATCAGCTTCGGTGTAATCAAGAGTGATCAAATCGCCACTCTTCTTAACACGCAACTGGTTAGAGTTTGCAGAATCAAAACGAAGATCGATAACCGATTCTTTTTTGCCAGGCCTCATAAACTTCTTCTGAGGATCAATGGTGGCACGGTGTTCCGGACTCTGAGTGTCAGTGAAAGAGTGGTTTGCAAAGTTGTCTACAAAGAAACCGGACTTGGTTCTGTCTGCACCCGCAGAGTCCAATGCTTTCAAAGCTTGTGTCTTGAGTTCCAACATCGACAATACGGCCATTTCTTCAACCTTGTCGAGTTTGGTTTCTAACTTGTTGATGTCCGCCATCGTGTATCCTTTCAAAGGAAGGATACGACTCTTCAAGTCTTTGGTGTGAAGAGTGAACGGATTCATTTCGAACTTATACAGATCGATACAGTCTGTAGGAGTTTCGGAAAACTGAGGATCAAGAGAAGGCGTTCCCTGAAGATATCTCAGTTCACCCATCTTAGAAAGAACCAGTTTGTCCTTACGAGGCAGATAGAATTCTGCATCCATCTCAACCGTATCTGTGGGTTGAGGAAGTTCGTTAACTGTTACAAAAGTTCCAGCACCGTCTGTAGAGGGACGGAAGTCCAGAACGTCACGAAGAGAAACTAGTCTTCGGTTATTCATACGGTGAGCAGGAATATCTACATAGTCAACCTGACCTGTATAGGAGTTGACCGCAAAGAAATCTCCTGTACCGTGTGAGAAGTACTTGAATCTAGCGAATATGGTTGTACCATTACCACCAGCGGAGTCCGTGGTGATGGGGCCAGTTCCTTTCCAAAGAAGTTTACCATCATCGTAGTGTGTATCACGATGACCAGTGTCTAAGGTAAAGTTGGTGAAGATGTTGGTGCCATCAGAGTCATTCAAACGAACTCTATTCAAAGAGAAGATGTCCGACTCACCTAGAGAAAGATACTTAACACCATCACCGTCAGAATCTATTCTACCAGTAACAGTAGTTTCTGTCAAGGTTTTGGGTCTAATTTTTGATTGACCCTTCTTGACATATGCGAGAATTTCTACTGCAGCACTGTTGGGAAGACCGCTGATTGTTGCGGACGTTCCACCGCCTGTCAGAGAAACGCTACCAGCCAAGAAACCGTCAGATGCCGATGCGAACACCCAATCATTGACGTTTTCAAAGTTTTCACCAGTAGTGGTCAGTGCAATAGTTAACTCACCAGACCCCGTGGTTGTTCCAGAGAATCTTCTTTGTACTGAAAGAGAAATGCTACTAAAGCTCTTGGGTCTAGGCACGGGAGAATCGAACAGAAGTGTTTTCTGTTTGGTTTCTCTTAGTGTTGTGTTATCACTGAAATCGATATTGTAATAACTAGAAGTACCAGTACCTACCGATCTTACGTTACGAAGACTCTTCGTATTGTCTGTAATTACTGAGTTGAATACATGGAGTCTGTACTGAGAGTTTTGGAACTCAGTCAATGCACGAACGTTGGTTGTACCAATTACGTTACCCGTTGCGCCAACACCATCATAAAGATTTACTTGTTGACAGTCATCAAAGTTCAACATACCCTTTGCACCAAGTGCATCGGATACCAAGAAGTAGTTACCGTAGTTTGCAAGAATACCTTGGTTGTCTACAGTTGTGGTTTCCTGTGATCTCTTTACGACAATGGGTGTGGACTTAAGTTTTTCTACACGATATCCATCGATGTATGCAAGGCCAGGGTCAACGACTAACTTAAACGTAGTATCGTTGTTAGGTATAAACTTTGCCTTGAAGTACTTCTTAATGAAGTTACCATGAATCTCACGAACACGTGTTGCAACATGTTCTCTAATTTCGTTGTATCCCTCAGATGCAGATACCTTAGAAACTTCTTTAGAGTCTGCAATGTCTGCATAGGGTACGTGGTTGTCTTCAGCATCCAAGTCTTCCAGTTTAGAAAGGGTCAGACGAATACGATATCTGTCTGCGCCAGGCGACGATCTGTTGGGTGTCGCACCTTGGTTATCAAATAGTGCAGCATTGTCAGACGAAGTAACAATATCTTCTGTTACTTTAAAAACAATTTGTCCAGTGTAGTTCTGAGTATACTTGGAAAGATAGATACGTTGCTTCGGAGAGAAGACAAAACGTCCCACTGCGAAGAATGAACCTTCGCCCGTTGCGTATGCAATACCTCTACCCGTTGCGGGGTTGAGTGCTGTATTTTCCTGTTGCACATCGAAGGTATATGTGTTACCATCGATTGTACCCGAAAGTGTTTCATCCGGAGTTACACGAGGTGCAGTTTCTCCCGAACTAGCTTCAGGAGTATCCAAGTAAGTTACATAAAGTGTTTCCGGATCGGTGTCAGTTGCCGCAAGGACATCCTCGACACGAATTTTAATATTACTTGTCTGTCCAACAAAAACGTTGCCGATGATACTAACATTGGAAGGAAGTGGTGTGGTTGCTTTGATTTTAACAAACTCAAGGTTTCTTTCAAACGCAGAACCCGCATTGTTTACAGGCGCACCATCACGGAAGACATTCTGTCCCAGACGTGTGATCTCTTTCTGAATGATCGTCTGAAGTTGTGTCAACTCACGGGCTTGCAAAGCACGTCCGCTGTTAAACAGGATACGATGGTATCCATCACTATCAGCGTGATCGTCCTTGTATGTTGTCTGGAATACTTGTTTATTAAATATCTTTGGCATTTTATTCTACAACCTTAGAGTTGAATTACGATTTTGATGTCTTCGGTCTGGTCAGTCGATCTAATTACTGCCGCACGATTATCAATATATAGGAGTTCACCCGACATAGGATCAAACTCTCCTCTTAGAATATTACTTACTGTTGCAGTAGTTGAACCACCACCCTCTACAATAGAAATAGTCTCACCAGAATCAAATTTACCATATCCAGTGTAATCGCTTTGGTGGAAGAAGATTCCGTTAGAGTCTACATCATCAATGTATGCTTTCGTTCCGGATGTCGAACCCTGAACGATAAGATCGTCCACGAATGGGCCATCGTTTACTGCCGTCAATATAAGTTTGTCTAGACCTGATCCAGTTTCTTGAGTGAATACTGCATCACTGTCCCACTGTTTGATATTCTTAAGTAATGTTACTTGACGGAAGTCTTGATCAATTAAGAAAGAACCATCTTCTGCACCAGAAGGTTTGGTGTTGAACATGATAGCACCAGACTTAAGATCGTCACGAGGGTCTGCACCGATACCATTATCAGGCCCGATGATTGCACGTGCTTGTGCAGAGTCACCACCACCGCCGGTGAGTGTAACACTTGCACGAGTATAACCCGAACCAAATGCAATAGAACCGTCAGAACTGTCAAGTACTGTAAGCTTGGTTAACTGACCACCAACAACTGTTGCAACGGCCTTTGCGTTACTACCATCACCTCTAATAGTAACTGTGGGTGCAGACGTGTAACCCGAACCGTTGTTAGTTATTACATAACTCAACACCTGTCCAGGCACAGCGTTCTGTTGAACCAACTGTTGTTCCACGTCTTCCGCAGGAGAGTCAGAGTCTACTCCAATCTCATCCAATAGTAGAGTAGCATTTGCACTGTCTTGTACTTTCGAAACGGGGATATACGCAGTTGAGATGAACTTTGACGCTTTCAATGCACCGATGGAGTACAGGAATTTCCACATATATCCGTCAGCCGTACGGAAAGGTGTACCTGTAGTGTTACCAGTAGGTTGCACTGTTGATGCGACTACTTGAGGAGGGTTAGCGTTTGTTCTACCCTGTTGTAGACACATGTAAATCTGTTGGTTAGAGTTCATCACGTAGTATGCATTGATGGGATAACCCTGTTGGTCATCATCATATGCAGAGTATACTGCACCAGAAGTCCAGTTATAACGAGGAACCACAAATGTTTGGTCAGTGATATTCTTCACTGATTGAATCGCAAGACGTGCAATACGTGCATCTCGCAACGAGTTCTCAGGATTGGGAGCAACATCAGAGTCGTTCCAGTCTTCAGAACGTCCAATGCCCGCATAGTAATAATTATCAGAGTCCTTGATATCGATCAGGATATCTCTGATAGAGTTCTTTCTTTGTCTGTCAAAAACTACGGCTGCCATTTGTTTGTCCTATTTAACTTAATATTGCACCAGCGGAATCGATGCCTGTATTTATTACGATCCATTCAGCTGTATCCCAAACGAGAGTGCATGAGTGATTTACTGGTAATGTTATTGTACTGAAGTTCTGCAAATTTGCGGGTGTAATCGTCGCAGTACCACTGTTCTGGTTAACCAGATACTTGATCTCACCTCTCTCCGCACCATCGGGCATGGTGATAGTCAAAGCACCACCAGCGTTAAAGAATGTGAGAGGCACATTAACATCAACTCCACCGTTAGATGTCATGATCTGATAACCAAGTTTCAGTTTACTCTGAATTTCTACACCACCATCACCTTTTGCTTTCAAACCAAGATCGATGTCGGCATCTGTACCAACTGCTTCAAACACAGGTGTGTTGTTGTTGGTTTGATTGGTGATCTTAAAGTGATTGACGGCTCCAGGCGTTGAGATAAACTCAATAAGTTGGTTACCAGCACTATCTTGCAACTCTGTTCCAATCTTAGGATTGTTCAACATAGGTGCATTAATTGTCTTGTTGTTTAGGGTCTGAGTGTGATCGTTGAAGGTAAACTCATCACTGTCTGTCAGAGAAGGCAGATAGATGTCTGTGTACTGAGACAAAGGTAGTGCATGGATGTGGAACGTATGAACCGCATCCGCACTCTCCGCAATGAAAGGCTGAACCAAGGTTGTAGTAAGAACCGTCTTGTTTGCGATTGTCTGAGTTGCAGAGTCAACCGTCACTTCGCCCGTAAAGTCGGGGAAGAGAATCGTGTTATCAGAAGTGGGTTCTTCTTTACCAATCTTGGTATCCCAGATGTTACCATTTAGGATAAGGTGGTCACTGTCAAAAGAAACCTTAGGCATGAGGACAGAACTATCTCCACCAAGTTTCTCATAGATTTCTTGGAAGTTCTGTTCAATCTTCAGGCCTGCGCTACGGAGGGTATCACCCGTTCCGTCATTCGCAGTTGTTCCTCTGTTGATTACCTGTCTAGTCATTGTCGGTTTACCCTAAAAACTTATAGTTCTATTTATACCAATTTACGGTACATATGTGTTGTCAATATTTTTATTGTAGTCAGAATCCAGCAATTCATCAAGGTTAGTGATTCCGTCTGAATCCACCCAATCGAACTTGTCTTGATCGATAGTTTCTGTAGAAGAGAAGTCCATAGACGATCCTTGACGATCCGAATCTTCGTCGAATGTAGGTGCATCTGCTTCAAGGTACTCAGCCAAGGACGAGTACATGTCAGCAAGTTCACCAACCGTTCTGTTCTGTAGGTCGATAATATCGTTACCGCCAGGGTTCGGATATGTAGATTCTGAACCAAGAGTTGTTCTGAACACTTGTACTGTTCCATCTGGTGCGTTGAAATTAAACAGACCAGTAGCACTTGTGATCGCTCTGGGCTGAAGTGATGCAAAACCTTCAAGTTCGAACTCAGGAATATCTTGTAAGCCCGGAGGTGGTTGATCCTGAATGTTTAGATCAAACACACCAACAAGTTGTACTTCCGCACCAAGGTACATACCAGCAGGGTGCGTAAACAACTTGTATGGTTTTCTCCATTGCGATACTGAGAGTTCACTCTTAATCAGAATTGCAAATTGTTGATACAATTTATCATCGGTGATGTATCTCTGAGATTCTGCACCAATTCTAGATTCACCAACGTTGAAAATTTGTTCCTTTGTGTAGACCACATCGGGGTCAATAGCAAAGAACGTTCGAAAGAACTGTTGAATAGAATACTTCGTACCCTTCGATCTATAAAGAGTACTTGAATATTTTGCAGCCGCTCTCTTATCTTGGAAACCTTCGAAGTATGACTGTCCAAGAAGGAGTTCGTCCTCAATGAAGGACAACAATTTCAAGTCTGTTTGAGTTATATCACGTGTGTAGAATAGTTCTTGAATGAGATGTGAAGGAGACTCTATCGTTTCTTCAAAGTCAAAATAACCCTCAAGAAACTTGACAAAGTTGGGATAACTCTCTACAATATGTTGTGGGAGAGCCTCTTCAATCACATACTCACGGATATTGGGTTCACGTCTCCCAATATCGATAAGAGTTCTATCTACTACTGTATGACTCATTAGTTATCTGCATCCGTTATTACTGCACGTGCAACCGATCTAGCGGAATCGTGATTTAAGATGTATTCTCTTGTCGGAAGTACAACGGACTGGTTTGCAGGAACTACCGCCAACTTAATGTAGTTGTTACCACCAATAACCTGATCCACCTGTAGACCGACAATCTCTACCTTACCAAGGTCAGCGTTATAAGAACCCACATTATCTACAATAGGTTTATTAGTTGTTAGGTTGATCACTTGCAACTTATTAGAGTTGAGCTGATTTCTCACCTGACAGTTCTGATTTTTATATGAGAAAGTGGACGATGTGATTCTATACAGAACATCGTCGGGGGATGCAATCGCTACAGGGAAATCAAGTGTGTGATCTTGTTCTACTAACAAGGACGGGAAGAATCTCTGTTGCATCTTAACTTCTGCACGAGAAGAAAGGACTGAAGGAGAAACATCGTCAACTAGAGTTAACAGGTTCGATCTACGGAAAGCCTGTCCAAACTTACCTGTGTTCTTTGCAAAATAATTATTTACTACCGATCTGACATTTTCCTGAATTGTGTTCAGGGACAGGGTTGTTAGGTTAGGGTTGAATCTAAAGAACACCTCTGTTTCAACCCACGTCTTAACAGGATCGGTAAACTTAATACCAAACGTAGCGACTGCAATTTGTGCTGCGAGATCGACGATAGCATCTTTGGTTACTTGTTTTCTATTCTCGCCCACGTCATCTTGGAATTCGATAGACGTGAAGACAACACCAAACTCAGGTTTGATATTGTCCTCTCCACCCCAACTAGAAATGTCCTTAATAAGCGTAGAAAAGTTACGCAGGATAAGCGAATTATAGTCCGCAAAGGTAACCATCCTATTCTGTGAAGCATACTGGAAAGGAGCATTCTTACGAATCGATTCGATAGACTCCTTCTCTCCACCACCCACAGACTTGGAGTATGTGCTAACCACAGGAGTTCTTGATACGGTATTGGTAATTTTGATTGTTGAACTAGGTTCAAAGATTAACGCATTATCTGCGGCTGCACCATTTACAGACAAATAGTCGACTACAATTTTACCGCCAGGAATTGGTGTCTGACCCAATGTTGTACCGTTACCAAAACTCAATTCGAAGTAACCGTTAGGCATCTCCTTGAGGATGTACAGTGTGGATTGTTCGCTGATCGTTGTTGCTTTCAGAATGCTTGTGTACGTGACAAATTTTGTCGTACTCGTGTTTTCATAGACCTTGACCACTGCAGTATCGATATCCATATTTTTGTCGGGAATGATATACACAGCATTTTCGTCGTTACTACCAGCAATAAAACTTCTAACTTTCTTCTGACCTTCAAAGACAGGAATCTTGTCTTTCCCATCAAGTGTCGTAAATTGATAGTAACCAGCACCATCGTCGGAAGCAATCAACGTTTCGTTAGTTTGGAATGTATATTTTACAGCATCAACCTTGGAGGTGAACTGATAACCAGACGCAATAGTAATCGTGGCTTCACGTCCCGCAACGTTTGATAGGTTCATACCCATTCGAATAATGGCTTCGGATGCGGTCTTGGAGTCTGGAATATAACCAATGGCTTCTGATAGTTGCACCAGAGAACTACGCAACTGAGCGGTCGAAAGAAACGACTCGTTCAATGCAAAGTTTGCGGTGAGACCGTTTAGGTGTGTGTTGTACGCAAGGACATCCAATAGGTTCGATAGACCAGAGGCTTCAAAGTTATAATCTTTGAACTCCTCTTTCTCCTGTAAGAACGACTTAAGGTTGTTCTTAATACTTGCAAAGTCCAACGAGGACGATTTGATAGTTGTCGCCATTACCTTAACCTATTTAATGTTGTGGTGAGCTGCACTTCATCACCTGAATTTATTACTTTGAAAATAACATCAACTTGCAGAGTGTTTTGGTCTGGTAGAATTCTAGGAATCACTTCCAGTGTCCTCAAATCAACTCTAGGTTCATAAACTCTAATTGACTCATAGACGTTGTTGATGATTGCTTCTCCATCATATAGCGTGTCCAGTTCAAAGAGAAAGTCGTACAGACGTGCACCAAAATCCGGTTGGAATGGTTTTTCGTATTTACCTGTAGTCAGAAGATTACGAACAGCCTGTTTGACTGCCTGCGCCTCAGTCTTCTTGTAGATGTCTCCCGTTGTAGGTTTGGGGGAGAATCCCAAGTCGATATCTAGATTCTTACGGTTCCTTGTAGTTTTAAAGGTAACCGTATCTAGATTGCGATCCTCTATTGACAGAGCACGTTTTATTGCCATCTTAGTTCTCTTGTGTTAGACTAATTCTATTTATACTATTTTGGCAAGACTTCTACGAGTTCTTTATTGGAAAATAAGGTTCCGTTGTATTGTGTCTGAATATCTTGTTTGAACACCACATCATAAGTGGGAGGAATCATAGGAAACTCTACTAAGATAGTAGCTGTCAAAGAACCGTCTGGATTATACGTATCGTAGTCCAGAACAAGTCTTTTGAATCTCGCATTGTCCTTGAGATAGACAGCAACATCGAATGTTCTTTCCAAATCAAGTTTACCAAAACCATTGATCACTTGATAACCAATCATACGTCCATCTGCTTTCAGAAGATTGTCACCCGCAATGGTCTCTGTTGGGCCTGCAGCATACAGTCCTTCTGATACCTTTATTCTAACATCACGAAAAAAGTCTTTGTCCGCATTGACCATATTCATGATGTCAGCGTGCAACAATAAGTTACGTGCAACCTGTGCTCTCTGTTCCGCACTACCAATGTGTCCCAAAGAAGGTGCACCATATCCTAAGAATGTTGCAATGGAAATGCCCTTTGCAAGTTTAATCTTGGATGTGATCTGTACCGGATTGTGTTGTTCCGGATTATAAACGGGGTCTGCTAAATATATCATGCCGAATCCTCACTCACTCTTATTTGAGGCGGAGGTAACTCCACTTCCTCTTCTAGTTTCGATACTGTAAATTGTTTACCAAGTCCTTTGATAGTATTACCCAAAGGCGTGTTACCAAATTGTGTTGTTCTTGCTTTACCAGCCGTTCTACCAATGTTGGGTGGAACAACATCGTCAAGTTTGTCACTGATAACACCGTCTACTGCCAGTGACGCACCAATCGCATCTTTGTTTGAAGCATCTCGCATTGCAGATCGTGCTTCTTGAGTCGTAGGTTCACCATCATCAAAGACACCACCATAGGAGTCTGTTTTGAGAATTTTTGATTTCAGTGTCCCACCCGCATCGATGGTTACGGTACGAATCGCATACGCACCGCCCGCAAGGTGAAGTCCGACTAATGCAGCTTTAGGAGGGGGTGATGTAGGTGGAATCGGAACAACCGGAGGAACTACAGCAAGACCCCAACCAGGCGGGCCCAATGCACCCGCAGTTCCCGCACGTAATGACTCTCCCGCAAACTGTGAGAAAGTTGAGAATAGAGAAGTCCCGATCACCGATCCGTAGAAGGCAGCACCAGATGCGGGTTGGGGCCCAAGTGGCCCTGAGAAAGACTTACCAAAGAAGTCTACGAAGTCACCACCAAACGATCCTTTCATACCAATTGCAGATACGGTTGTACCAGAGATGTTACAGGCAGTCGATACCATGACCGCCTCCTTTTTACCCGAAAGAAGGAGTGTGGTATCAGATACCAAGTCTACTGCCCCCTCTGCAGAGATTTCGTGTTTACCTTTTGTGATGGTCTTACGTAGATCACCTAGACACGCATCGGTGTGAATGCCCATTGTGGAAATCTTTGCATTCCCCTTTGTGGTATATTCGGAATTACCAGAGGTTCTGTGTTTGTGATCCTTTGCAACTCTCTCGTTCTTGTTACCCTTAATCTTGATGTTCTGGTTACCACCAACGTCTAGGTTGAAGTTACCACCCACCCACATATCAAGGTTGCCCTCATAGGCAATCTCCGTGTTACCCTCGACTACAATCTTACAGTCCGCACCGACAGTCTCATACTTGTCCTTGGTTGCACTGATCCAAATAGACCCGTCCTTACGCATCTCAATACCAGAACCAGTACGATGACGAATCAGGACACGTTCGTTACCTTCGGTATCGTCAATCTCAATGACATGTCCTGAGTAAGTCTCTGTTACCTTGTTATAAGGATACTTGGAACGTCCCGTGTTAGTTTCGAACTCAATGGTTCCATCTTCGCCCTGTGTTGCAGTACCAAGACCCATGTCGATATTGGGGAACACCGCAGACATAGTGAGATCATTGGGTTTGTCCTTTTGTCCTACACCACCAGCACCACGTGCTGCACGGTTGATAGAACTCTCTCCCCAATAATCTTCACGAGGGAATTCTCCTGTGGGGTCTTGAAACCCATAGAGGTTAGTTCCCTCATTTTCCTGAATAGTACCCTGTTCGGCTTCTGTCTTCTTACTCATCGTATTTTACCAAATTTCCTTTGCACATATTTCTCCACGTTAAAGTACGGTTCGTTAGTAGTATCTACCAGTTCACCATAACCATATACTTTGGCGCCAGGATATCCTTTAAAGAATGTATCTAGGAAAGTGTCTAGAGTTTGATACTGTGCAAGAGTGAACGAGTTACCCGATCTAAACGAGTTTGCACCCTCTGTACCACTAGGCGCATCAATACCACCGACCATAGCAATGTTGATGGATGTGTTTCTGTATTCTCTAGGGTCAAGTTCTGAAATCAATGTTGTTGGAATACCCCTCTGCATCGTACCATCTCTGCGAATTACATAGTGATACTGAATGGTGGGGAATCCACGGGCCTTTGCATCTTCGTGTAACATCTCTGCAGTCAAGTATTGATTCTTAAACGACTCTGTAGAGTGAATGATCAAAGATCGAATCTCACGTTTGAATAGACGAACCTCAGCCTGAAGTTCTTCTTTGGTATCACACGTCTGGAATACAATAGGTTTCTTTTCTGCGGTAACCGAATTTGCCTGTGTCGCTGCAGTAATTTCCCCTGTCTCAAACCGTTGATACGTATCAAATTCTCTTGGATAACCAACAACATCGAAAGACTCTTTCCAGATACTTCTTTCCTGAGAACCGACTTTAATTTGGTCTGTGATTGTTGTGTCGATTGTGGTAACACCCACTTCCACGACACCCATGACTTTCACAAAGTCACTAATCAAAGCTGGATCAATTCCTTTAGTTTTACATTCTGCGACAACCTTCTCTACCAACTCACGTGTATTAGAGAATCCTTTTTGTTTAGCAAGGATGGGTTTGATTGAAGGATCGACACCAACGTTTCCACCACCCACGGTCTGAACTGCCTTCGCAAGATCGACAGGAGCACCACTTTGTGTTTGTTTGATGACATTGGATATTGCTGATTTACTCAGACTACCACTACCACCTCTTCCGCCGCCACCGCCTTGGGGTTTAGGAGTTACTCCTGTACCACGAAGACTTGTTGCGCCAAGAAGGTCATTGACCTTACCAGAGGCTTGCAGGGTTGTGTTCTCAGCGAGGTCTTGTAACTTACCCCCTCCGGTCTGAAGATCACCAACTAGAGCCTTCCCCTCATTCACTAAACCTCTTGCTTTACTAACATTTTCATCTACAAAAGATTTAGCTTTGTCCACCTCGGCAAGAACACTATTGACTTCACCTGTAATTCCGTCAACCGTTGACTTCGCATCTTCAAATGTCTTTCCAAGTTCTGACAGTCCGCCAACATCATCCTGTAAGAGGTTGTTGGTGAATTCGGATGCAGGGTTGATATTTTGAATCGCAGATATTTCACTCGCAACATTACTAATATCTTGTGCAAAGTTGTTGATTGTTCCGGTCAATTCTGATAAACTAGAAACATCGGAGATACTACTCAGACTACCCGCTGCAGTTTCCAGACTTCCCATGAGTCCATCTGCCTTTGCAGCCATTGTTTCCCCAGTCTTAGACAATGCATCCATACCACTACCAGATACACCCGCAGCGCTAAGGTTATCAAGCATTGCACCGAGTCCGGTTAGGAGTGTGATGATCTGTGCAATCTGTCCCGCAATGTCACCACCGATTGCCTCTACCGTAGAGGTAAGACCGTCTAACAGTGAAGCTGAGTCACCGGATCCAAGTCCATCAATAAGATTCTCAAGACTTCCCTCACCCTCACCGAAAATTCCACCCAATTCGGGAACACTTAAATTGATATCGGTAGCTGCACGATCAAACGTCTTACCAAGACCGTCAACCTGATCGGTTAGTTCTACCAGCGCTTCACCCTTTGCTTCAAACGTTCCGGCAGAAGAGACTGCTGTCTCAAGATTCTTGAAACCCTTCTCTACCTTCCCCGCTTCCTGACCAAGAATAGTCGCATTCTTAACCAGTTCAGATTCTTTGGCTTTTTTGATTTCGTTTGAGAGTGTGGTGTTTTGACCATCCCTCGTTAATTTTATATCAAGGGCCTGTTTTATGTCAGTTCTAACAGACATCAACCACCCCCATACTTGTCATTGAGTTCATATACTTTATTCGCAATCTGTTGAACATTTTGTCCTTCGGATGTTGCTTTGATTTTACTGGTAAGACTATTACCCATGTTTGCTTTGACTTCCGCCTTGGTTGTATTTAGTTCGCTCTTTACGAAGTCAACCTGTTTGTCAAAGTTATTATAGTCCGGACTAGAACTTTTCAATTGGTCAAGTCTCTCCCCTTTGAAATTGTCAATACCGAAACTTCCGTCTGCATGTTCACCAGTAACCATGTTGGAACCAACATCCATCTTTGCGGTCATTGCTAGTGCACCCTCAAAGTCCATTCCTTCGGCCATCAATGCCTTGATGTTCTCTTCGATTCTCTTTTCCTGTACTGCACTACTAATTGGGCCTGTGTTTTCATTATCGACAGCTTCCAAGTCCATTGTACCCAACTCAACACCCGCAGTGTCGGGTTTGATGGGATCATATCCTTCTTGAATAGGTGTGGGTACAGTCATGTGAGGAAGTGATCCTAACACAACCGGAACCTGAGAATATTGTCCATCCATGAACAGACCGATGACCAGTGATCCTGCTTCAATTCTTGGTGTTGAACCAAGTCCTGAGTTACCACCTTCGGTAGTTGGAATCAATACCTGTGCCCAAGGGAGATCAGCTTCTGGAATGTCTAACAGTGAGGGAGAATGTACACCATGAATACGAACACGAACATAACCTTCCAGACCTTCACCTTCGGGAGGTCTCGCATCAATAACAATTGCAGTGAACCATCTAGGGTTATCACCATAAAATTCTGAGGGTATCGCTTTTGGTAATTCCATCACAGTTCCTTCGGCCCTTCATTGAATTTAGAAACAGTTAAGATCGCTTCGTGCAAACCCGCACCACCGTCCTGTTTAAAGATGTTTTTACTGTTTGTGATCAAGAAGTAACCACTCTTTAATTTATCTGCACCCGCTTCCTCTTCCACTTTGTTATCGGGAAATTGGATATTGATTCTATCACCCACACCTTTCTTTCCACCAGCAATGTCTCTTCCACTGATTCGCACTTCGTATGTATTGCGGGACATCATCTGAAGACATGCACGTGTTTTGATCTTGTTGATGTGTGCATCACCATCGGGTTCCCAGTGGAAACTCTTGTAATTGGGGCCGGGTCGATATGTCTTTCTACTCAACACTTGATGGATGACTCTTGCATCGTTCACATGAGCAGGCCCTTGAGTACCAGCGAACTTCTCATCATACACGTTCTGAGTACCATCTTTAGGTATCGCACCCAATACGTCCAAGATAGAGTAATGTTTCCCAACCCAACCTTGAATTCTACCCTCATCTAATTCTGTCATAGTGAAGGCTGCACCACATGTGCCTGATATGATCTGTTCGAAAGCACGTGCCATTTTGACTGCACGAAAACCTTTGACTTGACGGAATCTACCGGCATACGCTGTTTTGTATTCTTGGGATTGCACGTTAGTACCAGCGAAGACAAACGGTTCCCCACTATTGAAAGGAGCCTGTTGTTGTAATTTGTCTAAGGATGCTAATCTGAGTGCATCATCATATAAACTTGCATACAATAAAAAGGGTAGTCCACTACCTGTACTTGCACGATCACGCATCCACTCTACAGCCTCAAGAGGGTGCATGTATGGCACAATCATTTTCCAGTTCTCCTGAACTGAAGGAGTGATCTTGAGTTTTAAGTCTTTACCAAGTTCTGCTTTCAGAATCTTAAGTATTTCAACTTCTATCTTGTTCCCTTTGCCATAGACTTTACTGAACTTCTTCATCTTACTTGTCATGGCATGTTCTTCAACAAGATTGAAGAGGTACATCTCACTCTTACCATCACCATCGCCCGTCTTCACTGCACGTTCGATAGAGTGGATAATCCAGTTCTTCGTGAATGTTGGGCCATCGGGTTCTTTACTACTGGTGTTTACCTGAATGGTAATTGCGAGTCTCTCAGTGCCCATGACACTGTAGTTCTCAATCCAACCAGTCTGATCACCGACTAACAGAGTTCCTGTACAGTACGGTTTTGAAATGTCCTCATAGACTTCATATTCGGATACAACTTTGGTCACATCCTGTGCGCTACCACGGGAAGGAGTTATCACCGCAGATACGAATTTAAAATCCTGAGCATTTAATTCTACGGCCATATTAGATTACTTCTTGAAGTTTTTCATAAACACGTTTGACGACATCTTCTATGACATCTGGTTTCAGAACCTTCATCTGTTTGAGTGCATCATTCTTCTGAATATAATACTCCAAGACGGTCACACCTTTAACTCCAACCGGAATATTTTGAGTGAGAGGATCGATACCAACCCATTCACTTGTGACTCTCAGTTCAGCATTCTCAGATGCTTCAACCGCAGCAAGAGCTTCCTTCTTATCATATGATACCAGAATATTAGAAACTGTGTCAAGGTCAAATGCAGTATATGTCGTTTTCTCGTAGTGATGTATAGCGTTGTATTGTTGAGACTCCCTATAGAGTTCACACGCAATTGTCACACCAGTCTCTTGATCGACATATGTAATTGATTCGGTAGGCCCAAAGTTATTGTCCTTGGGGTTACCTACAAACACCGATGTGACTACTGTAACTTCAGTACCTTCGATATAAGGTATGTTCTGAAATGTAGCCTCTTTCTTAAGACGATCCAGAGACCTTTCAATGGTTGCATCCATAAGGACACCATCACGGTAGAATGTCCATAGACTTATACTGTGGAATGTCTCACGGAAACTATCTTCTACTTCAATACTAGCGAATCCAGATTCATCGACATCTACGGTGTATTCTTTTTGTTCATCGAACACGGTGTTGGTTGTGTCAATAACCATTTGACCCAACTCAGGAATACGACGAACGATTGTCCCGATTGTGCCCGACACAGAACCAGTTACGACTTGTCCAACCTTAAACCCAAAGGGTTCTACGGTAAAGTTTTCTTTGGTGGTTACGGTTCTGTGAGGATATCTCTTTGCAGCGAGCTCGTGGATTTTTTCCTGTGCAACAGGCCATCCAGATTCACGTAGGTGGTCATTCATCAAGAAGAACGTCCAGAAGTAATCTGGATTGTTATACAGTTTCTTCGATACAATATCCGGTCTCTCGCCTGAGAGTATGGTGTAATCCTCATAGAACGACAAGTCTTGTTTGACTTGATCTAGTATATCTACGTAACTATTGATCGCAGGAAAGAAGGTTGGTTTACTCTCATCACCAAACCTATACAGCAGATAGAGTAGTTTCTGACTATATCTCATAATGGTACATCCGATCTGTCGAGTGCGGCTGCTTCCATGAAGTCCAAAGAAATCTGAGTCTCTACGGGGTTACCGTCTTCATGGAATGCCATGTTATTTGGGTTGTATGTTACTGACACACCTCTTAGATAACAAGGTTTGATTTCAGGTGCGTTCCAACCGAGAGCACTTCCGACTTTGATCTTCCATTTTTCGGGGAACTTATAACCAACCTTGATCTCTCCACCGATTGCTTCGGGATAGAGATAGTGTCTAAATTTCTTGACCATAGATTCTACTGTTGCAGATTCTCCCGCATTGACGGGGATCAGAGTAAACGCAAACTTGAATTCACGAATGTTGACTCTCTTAAACAGAACCCGTTGGTTAGGATTGACTGCAACACCAGCGGCACTCTGTGCACCCGCAACAACACCCGCATCAATCTTGCCTGATCTTCTTGCAAGTTCAACCGCAGCGAGTCTACCTTGTGCACCGCCAATATCTGTCTTCAGTGCATCGATGAAACTGTTCGCAGCACCACCAAGTGCAGCACCAACATCACCACCCGCATTGTTTACTGCAGCTTCTGCACCCGCACCGCCGAGGCCTAGATCAACACCGTCATACTGTACACCTTCGGTGATCTGAAATCCAGAAGGAAGATAAAGAACAATGTCCCCGCCTGGTTCTGCGAATGAGGGTTTACCACCCTTTACTGTATTTGATTCAGGAGTATTTCCAGCAATAGAATTCAGTACATCATTGATCGCATCTCCGACATTACCAATTGCATTAGCCACCTGACCTATAGCATTGAAGAAACCACCACCCTCATCGGCAGCTGCCTCTCCACCAGTTGCTTCGGCAACGTCACTTCCGTTAACCTCACCATTTTCTACCTGTTCTGCGAGTTTAGATTCTTGTGCACCTTGATCTGGTGCAGCGGCTTCTCCGCCACTACCACCACCCCCGTCACCGCCAATTACGGTAAAGGAAACGTATCCCAGACGGTCTTCGATCTTGCTTGGAAATTGCATTTACCCATCCTACTAAATAGTTTGAAAACTTCTGTGTTTATTTATATGGCTTATTCCGGAAAGTATACTGTAAAGAACAAAAACAAATATATCGGAGACCCTTCTCAAGTGGTCTATCGTTCTCTGTGGGAAAAACATGCATTTAAATGGTGCGACAATAGTCCCAAAGTGAAACGATGGGGCAGTGAAGAAGTAGTCATACCATATCTATATGAAGTAGACAAAAGATATCATAGATACTTCATGGATTTGGTTGTCGAGTACACGGATGGTAAAACCGTCCTAATTGAGATCAAACCAGATAAAGAGACCCGTCCTCCTACGGGTGCACGTCGAACCAAGAGGTTTATCAACGAGGCAATGACGTTTGTCAAGAACCAGAACAAGTGGGAGGCTGCAAGTGAGTATGCAGCTGACCGTGGATGGTCTTTTCAGATATGGACAGAGAAAGAACTGTCCAAGTTGGGTATACTTCCCAAGTCAACAAAACCACTCAAACCATTTACAAGGCGTAAGAAGTGAGACGCAAAGTATTCTTCATCGGATTCAATCGAACCGCAACAACCTCTTTACACTACCTGTTTAAAAAAGCAGGATATAATTCGTGTCATTGTCTGAAAAATGAGGGTGGTCATATTGCTAGACAGATGCAACAGAATATTGATGCAGAGAAACCCATTCTCTACACGATGGAGAACGTTGAGGTGTTCTCTGACGTGTGTTATACCAAGAACAGTCAACACATCGAAGGCACACATTTCTTCAAGAGATACTATGCAGAATACCCCGATGCATATTTTATTTTGAATACAAGAGACACGAAAACTTGGATCAAGAGTAGAACTAAACACAAACGGGGCGACTACCTAAGAAGATACATGAAGTTCAACAACATCAAATCCCCTGTAGAAGTCAAGGAACAATGGGAAGAGGAAAAGGAAAGGTGGGAAACCAAGATACGTAATTTCTTCACAACTGCAGCCACCGATGCAAGATTCCTAGAATTTCATATCGTAAATGATAACATACAAACCCTCATCGACTTTGTGAAGGAAGATTACCCAAATCTCCTCAAGAGAGATTTTGGACACAAGAACAAAACTCCAGTCTGATTCGTATAAATAAAGATAGAATTTTAGAGGAACACTTGTGTCAAACATTTTTAACAGACTAGAACTGCAGGCATTCCGTGCAGGGATTACTCCCCGTACAAAGGAGAGTCGTGAGTGGTTCATGAAAAAGGCGAAGAACCTTCGATCTATCAACCGTGAACAGTTGATGGACGAAGACCCTATTAAGTCCGGAAGTAAGAGTGTTGTGGGTTCCATGCAGATGTTCTTCTACGACCCCAAACACAAAGATACGCTTCCTTACTATGATTCGTTTCCGTTGGTGGTAGTTGTCGGGCCTGCAGCGGGTGGGTTCTACGGAATCAACCTACACTATCTGCCTCCGATTCTTCGTGCGAAGATGTTGGATGGGTTGATGGGTATTGCAGGAAGCAAACTAGACGACAACAGTAAATTTAAGTTGTCCTATACTTTGTTGAATAGGTCATCTAAGTTAAAGTATTTCAAACCGTGTTTTAAACATTACTTAAACAAACACGTTCAGAGTAAGTTCGCAGAGGTGCCTGCACCTGAGTGGGAGATTGCAACCTTCCTACCGACTGCACAGTTCCGTAAGGCGAACAACTACAAGGTCTACTACGATTCAAGGCAGATGATCTAATGAAACTTGACGAATTCAAAGGTGCGGTAAGTGGCGGAAGTGGTTTCGCATTACCGACATTGTTTAAGGTCACTCTTCCCGCACTAGGAGGAATGAGTGGAGGCGAACTCAACATGATCTGTAAGAGTGTCAACCTGCCTGGCCGACAGATCACATCCACAGACTATGCAACCGGAACATCGGTTCGAAAGATTGCGTCTGGTTATGGTATCCCAGATATCAACCTAACTTTCTACGTATTGAACGACCACAAGGTCACCAAGTACTTCGATGAGTGGCAGAAACTTGCACACAACTCCGAAGGGTACACAGTAGGTTACTTTGATGACTACACCAAAGACGTGACCATCGAACAGTTGCAGAAAGGTACAGGGTTCTCTGCATTCAAGAAACAACTTGGATTCATGAACAAGGTTCCTCAGTCTATCAAGAACAGACTACCCGACTTGGGGTTCCTAGACTTGTCGCAGGGACAGATCGATATTAGTTTGGGATCAAGTGGAAAGAGTATTCGAAAGGTCAAACTGCTTCAAGCATACCCGACATCTGTGAATGACATTCAGTTGGGTAACGATCAGGTAGACCAGATTACAGAACTTAGTGTACAACTTTCAGCCAGAGATTGGGTGGATGAAGGTGCAGAAGGAGCGAACAACGGTTTGGGGGATGCAATCCTCGGTGGTATTTTAGGATCGTTGTTAAATTAAATATATACAATTATTATTTTAGATTAGGAGTGTGAAATGGCATTACCAAAGATTAACAGTAGTCCGGAGTTTACTGTAACAGTACCGTCTACTGGTGAGAAAGTTGACTTCAGACCTTACCTCGTAAAGGAAGAGAAGGTCTTGATGTTGGCATTTGAATCGAAAGATACTGCACAGGCAACCAAGGCAATCGGCAATACGCTGAACGCCTGTGCACAGAATGATGGATTCAATGCATTTGAGTTGACAACGTATGATGTGGAATACATCTTTACGATGTTGAGAACAAAGTCTGTAGGCGAGACTTCGAACATCATCATTCCGTGTTCGGAATGTGAACATAAGAATGACATAGTAGTCGATCTTGAAGATGTGAAGATCGAAGACGGAACGATTAAACGAGATAGAGTCCAGTTGACACAAGATATTTCTGTTGACATGGCCTATCCACAGTATGGCGCATTGATGGAGATCAGTGCATCGGGAGAAACTCTTCAAGACAGTATTGCTATGATCGGTACGTGTATCGACTCTATCAATACTGAGAGTGAAAGATTTGAAAGGAGTGACTTCAAGAAGGAAGAACTGGAGGAATTTCTAGAGTCCTTGACTACAGATCAATTCACCAAGTTGTCTGAGTTCTTGAGAGACATACCCAAGTTGGCACATGAAGTGTCGTTTACATGTGCAAGTTGTAATCATGTAAACACCACAACATTAACGGGTATGCAGGATTTTTTATCGTAAACCTTTCTCATGATAATTTGGTCAATCATTATAAGACCAATTTTTCGTTGATGCAACATCATCATTATAGTTTGACAGAACTTGAGATGATGATACCGTGGGAAAGGGAGATTTACGTTAGCATGTTAATTGATTATGTTAAGGAAGAGAATGAGAGATTAAAACAACTTAACAGGAACTAGGCAATGGCCGAAAAGACATTACAAGACGTTATCGAACGAATAGTGGCAGAGGGTCAGTTGACCCGAAACTCTGGCTCACATTCGATTCGTACTGTCAAAGAGATAATGAGAGAGCAGACAGAAGAAACTCGTTCTCAAACCGAGGAGTTGAAAAACGCCATCGGTAAGAGTGCGGGTGCAACTATCTCTGCGACTCGTTCCGTTGCAAGTTCCGCCACTGGTGATGATAACCTCACTACGGGTGACGATCTAGAGACCCGTAGAGAAGATCAGTCTTGGCAATCCCAGACTCTCAAGTTCCTTGAAGAGATCGCTGCAAACACCGCAGGATTAGGAAGACCCGCTCCCGAAAAAGAAAAGAAAGATGGTGGCCCAACACTCATTGATATCGGTTTAGGTGCAATCCTTGCGGGTGGTGCACTAGGTGCGGCCGCTGGTATTGTCCTTGGTCAGTTGAAAGTCATCGAAACTCTGATTCCACCTATCGAAACATTGAGACGTAGACTCAGAATACTATTCAAAAGAACTATCCCTAGACAGTTTGCTCAATTAACCAAATCAATTCGTAATAGTGTTCGTGGTCTAATTCTAGCAGCAACTATTCAGTTCGAATTGATTAGAGGAAGTTTCGTTGCTTTTGGTGAAAGGTTTCGAAAATTACTGAGACCCCTACAAGGTATCTTTGCTCCTGTAACTGATTCTGTTAGAGGGATTGGAAATTATGTTGGGAGAATCACCAAATCGTTTACGGATGCATTTGATGAGATAGTTAAAGTATTCAGAGCAGTAAATAAATTTGCTTCTGGTACAACAAAAGTCGGTAAAGCTGTCGAACCTATTCAAGATGGTGTAAGGGCAGTCATGGGATTCTTCAAGGGGATGGGCCCAGTCTTCAAGATGGTCGCCAAAACAGTGGGTACAATCTTTAAACCCATTGGAATCATCATAACTGTATTTGATACCATCAAAGGCGCAATGAAAGGATATGAAGAAGAAGGCATCATTGGCGCTATCAAAGGTGCAATCAAAGGTTTTGTTAACTCACTCATCATGGCACCTCTTGATATGTTGAAGAACGGTATTGCGTGGATCATGGGCAAGTTCGGTGTTGACCCCGCAACGGTAGATGCAGTAAAGAATTTTAGTTTTACAGAATCCTTCAACAAAATTGTAGATAGTGTATTCCAACTGCCCAAAAAGGCAATAGCATGGATAAGTGATAAGT